CTACTCATTTGGACTTTCTGTCGCCACTTTGTCGCCATCTATTTGAGCCAGCGGATTCAGGTGAATAGCGTCTTCCAGGTGATCCGGAGCGAAATGCGCATAGCGCATCGTGACGCGGATATCGGAGTGCCCGAGGATGCGTTGCAGCACGATAATATTGCCACCGGCCATCATGAAATGACTGGCGAACGTATGCCGCAGAACGTGCGTCATCTGTCCTTCTGGCAGCTCAATACCGGCCAGCCTGATCACCCGATAGAACTGTTTATAGCAGGGCGAGAAGGGCGCACCTTTACGGGCGATCAGTTCGTCATACAAAGGGCGGGAAAGGGGAACGGTACGGTTCTTTTTACCTTTGGTGTTAATGAAGGTGAGTTTGTAGGGCGAAATCTGCGAGCTTTTGATTTTGGCCGCCTCGTTCCAGCGTGCGCCGGTCGAAAGGCAGACTTTAACGATAAGCGTTAATTCGTCATTTCTATGATGTTCGCAGGCGGCCATGAGCCGCAGAATTTGTTCCTGAGTCAGCCATGCCATTTCACGTTCCGGCTGATCAAACTCACGGATATTTTCCAGCGGGTTAGGTAACGACCATTCCCCCAGGCGTTTCAGCTCATTGAACACCGCCCGCAGAAAAGCATGCTCACAGTTCACCGTGCCGGTGGAAACTTTACGGGTCGCCAGACTGGTACTGTAGCCATTATCAATCTCGCCGCGCAGCCGCTGATCACGATAGTGCGCCCAGTCCTTTGGTGTGATTGTGCTGGCGATCGGGTCACCCATTCCCGCGCTGATAATCTTCAGTTTTCCCAACCGTCCCTTTTTATCATTCAGAGAGCAGCCATGCAGGCTGTACCAGAGATCGACCAGTTCGCTCAGCTTCCGCCGGTCTTCCTTCTCACCCAGCCAGGGTTTGTTTTTCGCCTGTTCCATGGTGTAAGTCTCAAAGGAAACGGCTTCACCCTTGGAATCAAACTGCCTGCGGCATCGCTTGCCCTCGCGTCCGTTCGGGTAGCACTCACATAACCATTTGCCGGTAGACAGTTTTCTTACACTCATCACATCCTCCTTTTTTGAGAATGTGAATTTTACTGTATATAAAACCAGTGTAAATGTTTGATTTAGTCAGTCGTATACATGCAAGAGGATTAATCCACTGAATCTGTAATAGAAAAACCCGCTTTCGCGGGCTTGGTCTTAGTCTTAGTGTATTTGAAGGGACTGCTGACTATGTTTATCAGGATGCAACTGAACAGCATGAACGGTGCCAGGTTCAACAATGATGTCCGCAATGGACTCATGCGTTTTGAACGTACAACTGCAATTAATGTTCTGACACTGGTGATAGCGTTCTTTGGTATTGATGCTCAGATAACGGCTTGAACGGGCGTGTGCTGCGTGCTGGCATTTCGGGCAGCGCATCATAATAATCACCATGTAATCATTTTTAATCAGATTCGGTCATTGTATATTATGATGAAAAACATACATGTGAAATTACAGTGATTTACATTGCAACGTAATAATAACAATCCTATAAATAATAACTCTGCTTATTGAATTGGATGTTTTATGACTGTTCTGATTAAAAAGTTACTTCCTTCAGAGTGGGAAAGCGCATTCCCGATCATTGCTCAGCTAAGAAATATCACCAAAGACGAATTTTTAAAAAGCGTAAGAGTTCAGACTCTGAATGGGTATGAGCTTGTTGCTGCTGTTCTCGAAGAAAGAATTATCGGTGTGATGGGCATAAGGCCTGTACACACGCTGGCGAGAGGTTCTCACCTACATATTGATGATCTGGTCGTTGATGAGCATGAGCGCCATTCGGGAACGGGTAGGTTACTTCTTGATTTTGCTGTCAGTGAGGCTAAAAGCAGGGAGATGAATTTTGTTTTTCTTGATGCAAGACAAGAAGCAATTCCCTTCTATGAAAGGAATGATTTCATTTTCCACACTTCACCTTCAATGAAAAAGATCCTTTAATTTCCCCTATCCGCAGGCATGTTCAATCCCCGCTCATACAATGGAATTGAACATACCTGATTGCTGTAACCCTAATGTGGTCTAGGGACCATCATCCTCGGCCGCTTCGTAATTTACATCCGACAGCAACACCTCCAGATTTAGCGTCGTCACAAATCCACTGCCGCCCAGACTGTGCGTCACCTTGCTGATTATCCAGGGCTGCGCGTCGATCACGGACTTAAAGCCCGACACCGCCACCGGCGTCTCAGGGAATAAATCAGCGCGTCCGCGAGCCAGGGAGATCGAGAACTCGGCGACGCCGCGCTGGAGTTTGTCCCACTTCGCCTGGGCTGCCCGCATGGCGGCCTTTTGCGTGGCGTAGATGGTGGTGAGGGCAAACACGTTTTCATCGCTGCCCGCCAGGTAATCCCCTTCCTTCGCTTCCGGCGTTTTCTGCACCTTCACGCTGGTCTTCTTAGCCTTCGGGTGTTGCAGGGCGCGCAGATACTGCACTTTCGGTTTTCGCTGCAACTTTACCTTTTTCGGCTTCGGGTCTTTGGTATGCAGCCAGCTTGCCGAAACGCCGGTGTATGCCCCACGGTCAGCAATATTAAACGTATGCCCGTCGCCGTCGCTGCGGACAATGGTCATCTGCGGGATGGGTTTCCCGCTGGCCGTCTTTGCCGCGCCTGGTTTGATAAACAGTAATCTGCCCGCCTTGATGGCGACAACCGCGCCGTTCAGCTCCGCCAGGCGCGTGATAAATTTCGCGTCCGTTTCCTGGGTCTGGTCAATGTGTGAGACCTTTACGCCCCTGAAAGGCTCGGCAACGGCGGGCTTGAGGTTATTACGCGCCGCCACGGCGGACACCACCGCCTCCAGCGTCGTGTCGTGATAAGAGTAATCACGGCGGGAATTCAGGCTGCCGCGATAGTCCGCGCTGCGGGCACGGATGGTCAGCGTGTCCGGCGTGCCGCGATGCTCCACCTCATCCACCGTGAAATCGCCTTTGTTCGTCAGCGCCTGGCCTTTCGAGCCGAGCGCGATATTTATCACCGCGCCGCGTGGCGGCATCTCCAGCAGACCGTCGGTGTCGCTCAGCGCGATATCGAGCTGGTCAGCCTCAAAGCCCCGGTTATCCGTGAGCGTCAGCGAAATCAGCCGGTTGCTGACGTCCTGTGTGATGTCTTTGCCGCCAACGGTCACCGTAAAATCCGGCTCAAACAGCGCACCGGCACCGATGGTCATATCCGTAATCACAACAAGCCTCCCAGTTGGCCGGTTAAACCTCCGGCCTGATTCAGCAGCCCGTCGGCCTGGGCTTTCATGTCGCCAAACATCGAGGCCAGGGATTCATCCACGCGCGTCAGCGTCAGCGTGAATTCAATCCGGCGGGCGGCACCGTTGGAAAAATGTTCCGTGTGGGTTTCGCTGACGCTGTTCACCACGAACATCCCGTAAATGGTGCCGCTGCCCTCCAGCAGCGGCCACGCCTTGCCTTCGTCGGCCATCAGGTTCAGTGCCATCAGTGACAACTTTCCGCCGGTGATTTCCGGCATCAGCACGCCGGACAGGGTAATTTTCTCCTCATTCACCCCGAGGAACTGCGGCAGCGGACGCAGGCCGACGCGGTTGTTTACCGGCCAGCGGTAATCCACATCGCGCTGCAAGCTTTGATAGGGGACGGTCTGCAACTGAAACACAAACAGTCCAAGCGTTAACATCATGCGGACATCTCCTTAATCGTTATCCATGCGGGAACGTTGCTGGGCGGCGCGGGCGCGGTCACGGGCTTCCAGCTCGGCGCGGATCTGGCGGCTGGTGTCCTGGACGCCTAAACCCGCACCGGCGGCAATGGTGTAATGGTGCGTGCTGCGGTCGATGTAACTGCGCCCGCCGCCGACGGACACCGGCGTATAACCGCCACCCAGCAGGCCGCCCGACGGCGGGACAATGGGGACAGGATTATCCAGCGGATGCGCTTGCGGTTCCCCGTCGCCGGATTGCTTCGAACGCCGGTCAGCCTTATCCGCCGTTTTATCAATGTCTGCGGATTCATCCTTGATGATGCCGAGCTTCTCCAGCAGCCAGACCACACTGCTACGCAGCTTATTAGCCACCTGCAACGGTGCGGTCAGTGCGTTAGCGACCAGGCGACCAAACGACACCCCCGCATCTTTACAACTGTTCAGCGTTTCCTGCGTGGATTTCACCGGTTGGATCAGGTCTTTGAACCACTGCCACAAGACCTTGAGCCTGTCCCCAAGCCAGTCAAACACCGGCTTAAGCGGGGCAAACATCTCTTTCACCGGTTCGAACGCCACCCCCAGCCCTTCAATGACGCCCGCAAAGAAGGCGCTGATCGGCTCCCAGTATTTCCGGATAAGCAGCGCGCCGGCGACAATGGCGACACCGACGGCAACAATCGGCCATGTCAGCCCGCCGATCACCGTTGCAATCGCGCCGCCCACCGTGCCGAGAATGGTCCAGAGCATCCCCGCAGCGGCGATAATCAGATTCATCCCGCTGATAACGGGACCGGCCACCAGGCCAAACACGCCCAGCGCACCGATAATCAGCAGCGCACCGCCCGCGATTTTGCCGAGCGTGGCCGCCAGGGCTTTATTGTTCACCACCCATTTATCCAGTTTCAGCACGTAGCCGGTGGCGGTTTGTACCAGTTTGCGCAGTGACGAATCCTGCTGGTCAAACAGGTCAGTGCCGACCGCCTCATAGGCGGACTGAAATTCCTTAAAGTCACCGCCGAGATTGTCCTGCATGATCGCCACCAGCGCCTCGGTTTTGCCGTCCGAGGTTTTGAACGCCTGGGTAAGCTTGTCGAGCTTGCCCGACGTTGCGCCGTCCATCAGCACCATCGCCGACGAGCTGGCCTCTTCACCAAAGATGGCTTTCATGTACTGCGCACGCTGCGCATCGCCGAGCTTGTTTTTCGCAAAGCTCTTTTGCATTTCTTTCAGGATGACAAACAGCGGGCGCATGTTGCCTTTACTGTCCGCCGTTCTCACCTTCAGCTCACCGAGCGCGGCAGCGGCGGTGCCCGTCGGTGCCTGCAGGCGGGTAATGACCGCCCGCGCACCGGTGCCCGCCATCGAGCCGGTGATTTTGGCATCCGCCAGGGCAGCGGCGATGGCCGCCGTTTCTTCAACGTCGATACCGGCCTGCTTTGCCACCGGTGCAGCATAGGTCATGGTGTCAGACAGCCCCTCAAAGGTGGCCGCCGACTTGTTCATGGCCGATGACAGCACGTCACCGATGTGTGAAACGGTGTCATTGGTCATGCCGAACGCGGATTTCACGCCCATCAGCAGCGTGGCGTTTTCCTCCATGGTGCGCTTGTTTGCCAGGGACAGATTCAGAATGGTCGGCGTCGCCGCCAGAATGCCGTCCTTGTCCGCACCGGATTTCGCCACGATGATTTGCGCGGCGGCGGCATCATCGGCAGAGGCGGCGGTGTTGTCCCCGAGCTGCCGCGCCTGGGCGCGCAGCGCGGTCATATCGGCGGAGTCTTTTTCCAGCCCTAACGTCGCCTGCAATTCAGAGTTTTTCTGCGCAAAGTTAAATCCGGGCATCAGCAGCCCGACACCCGCCGCCATGCCCGCCGTCGCAATGCCGACACCGGCGGCACCTGCACCGGTCACGCTACCGGCGAACTGTTTGCCCGCCTGATACCGGCCTTTCACCGCGTTGAGTTTGGCCTGCTGTGCGCTCACCCGTGCCAGTGATTCACGTTGCCGGTTGAGCTGCGCGGTGGTTTCACTGATGGACGTTCTCAGGCGGCGCTCAGAGTCAGACAGCGTGCGCGTACTGATGCCCGCCTGGGTAAGTTCCGTGCGCTGACGCTGCACCGACTGGCGCAGCCCGTTGAACTGGGTCTGCAACTGCGCGGCGGTACGCTTCGCGGACTCCATGGCCTGCGCCTGGGCGCGGGTCGGGCTGGCGGTGTTTTTAAACTGAATCGCCAGCGCCGCCGCTTCCGCTTTGGCGTCTTTCAGTTTCTGGCCGGTGACGGCGAGCTGCGCGCTGGATTTGCGGAAGCCGTCAATCTTTCCGGCCTGGGCGTTCAGGTCTTTGAGGCTGTTTTGTGAGTTGCGAATATCCCCAGACAGCGCCCTGCTGGCATTCTGCACAGCCTTAAACGGGCGGGTCGCCTGGTCAACCGCCTTTAACAACACCTCTACTTTTAAGTTACTCACTGTCGGTGGCTCCGCTGCGCTGCATGGCCTTATGACGCCACACCAGCAGCTCGGTCAGCGTCATCGGGTTCAGTTCTGACGGCGGCCAGTGAAAAATCACCGCCACGTCCGCCATCAGGTCATCAACGGTCAGTGCCGCAGGAAGTTTTACTGTTCCGATTTCGGCGATAAAAAACCAATCACCTTGCCCGCCATGGCAATCAGGTCGGGCAGGTTCAGGCTTTTGCAGTCCTGGGCGGTGAGGTTCGGCACGGTAATGCGCGGCAGAATGACGGTCAGCGCGTCAACGTCGGCATTCGCCAGGGAGGCGAGGCCAATCCCGCGCAGGTGTCCGGCGTTCGGTTTGATGATTTCAACCTGGTCGATCAGGGTATCGCCGCGTTTGATCGGCTCTTCCAGGATTACGATGTTTTCATTGTGTTCTGACATAGCGGTGTCTCTTCTTCAAAGGTGAGGTTTCGCGCCGGTGTCCGGCGCGGGTTACGGGTTACAGGCCGATGTTTTTGCGGTGCTGTGCCACGCGGTCAACGCCGCCGACGATTTCCACCATGTTCACGGTATCGACTTCAATCACGTCTTTGCCGTCAATTACCAGCTTGAAATAGGTGCATTGGGTAGTGATTTTGGTTTCGGTGTCTTCACCCTGCTTGTACTCGCCGAAATCCATCTCTTTATGACGTCCGCGCAAGGTGACTTCCACGGCGGAGGTGTCGCCGGTGTCGTCGCGCTGGAAGGAACCGGCAAAGCGCAGCGGCACGGCATCGACCGCGCCCCACTGCTGCAACACCAATTCATCCAGTCCGCCCACCGTCCACTCAAAGGTCAGCGCGTCGTCGTCCAGGCCGAAATCAATGGCGGCGGAACCGGTCATGCCGCCGCCGCGATAGTTTTCCAGCTTGCGGGTCAGCTTCGGCAGCGTCAGCGCGCTGACCGTGCCGAGGTAGCTGTTCCCGTCGTTAAACAGGTTCAGGTATTTCAGTTTCTTAGGCAGTGCCATGTTTTAGCGCCTCTTAGCTGTTGATGGCTGTGGCAAACGTCGCCAGGTACTGGTCGGTGATGCGCTGACGCAGGGTTAAATCTTCCAGCGGCGGCACCGGCGTATAGTCGTAATCAATAAACAGCTTGCCTGCTTTCAGGGTTTCAACGGTGTTCGCTTCCGCGTCATACCAGCAGGTGCCGTCAATGATCAGACCGGCGGTTTTCATTTCGCGCAGTTTGGCGTTAATGCCCGCAATCATGTCCTTGATAAGCGTCGGGGTCATTGGCCTGTCCATCGCCCACAGGTGCGCTTCCGCCATCGTGTCCGCCAGCACCTGCGCGGTGCGGGTGTAGTTCTCAAACAGGAACAGCGGATCATCCGAGCAGGTGCGCTGCCCCCAGAACTTAAAGCCGTCCTTGCGGATAAGGGTGGTGACGCACGCCTGGTTCAGCAGGTCGGCATCGGTGCCGGGGGTCTGCAAATCCCAATAGACGCTCGCCGACAGGCCGGTGACGCCGTTGATCCCGACGTTCGAAAGCGTTTTATGCCAGCCGGTTTCCACGTCGATTTTGGCACGCAGGCCGAGGGCGTAAGCCGTCGCGGGGGCGATGTCGCTGGCGTTGGTGGCGGTGTTCCAGGATACGAAATCCGGCCAGACCACCATCAGCTCACGCTGGCTGAAATTGTCGCGGTACTTAATGGCATCCGATACGGTTTTACAGCCGTATGCGCTGACGTAGCCGAAGGCGCGCAGTTGCTGACAGACGGCGGCAAGCGCCGTCGCGACTTCCTGATTATCCAGACCCGGCACGCCCAGAATGCGCGGCTTTACGCCGAGTTCAGTCTGGGCGGACAGCAGGGCTTTCATGCCGGTATACATGCCGGTGTCGTCTGAGCCGCCGATGATGTTGGAGGTGGTTTCCGCCTCGGTCTCGCCTTGTGCTACACGCACCACGACAACAACCGGTTTAGCCTGGTTGGCGATAGCCATCAGGGAGGCGCGCAGCGTGCCGGTTTTACCGGCCTTACCGGCGGCGGTCAGCACGTTGGTAATGAGCACCGGCGTATCGAGGGGGAACGCGTCGGCGTCAGCATCCTCTGCGGTACAAACCATCCCGATGATGGCGGTGGAAACGGTGGAGATAACGCGGGTGCCGTCATTGATTTCAACAACGCGCACACCGTGATGATAATCAGCCATGGTGTTTTTCCTGTGATTAATAAGCCAATCAATCATCGCGTGTTGGGAACAATCAGGCACGGGGGGCGGGGTGTGTGGGAAATGGCACAACGTGGGAAAGCCAGAGACAAAAAAGCCCCTTTCGGGGCAGTGGGTGTTCTGAGGAAGGTCGTGGGGTCAGGCGCTGTCGAGTCCCAACTTTTCAGCCAGCCGGTGCAGGGCGCTGACGGTCATCACGTCCTCAGCAACCTGTGAAAAGGCAGACCAGTTGGCCGCCAGAAATCCCGCGATAATCTCCGCTTCCTCTTTATTTAATTCCATTTCATCCTCCTGAATAGTCTGGGGATATCCTTGGACATCGGCGGGACATGTTCAAATAGTTACTACTGATCAATTCTCCGTCATTGATCGTTTTCAGCGATCAATTTATTCAGGTACAGCAGGCCAGTCGATATCCGGCGCAGCGGATAAATCCAGGCGATTCAGCGCCACGCGGAATGTCTTCCAGGCTTTCAGGTGCTCCCGTTCTGCGTCAGTCACGTCATCGATATCAACGGCATCCTGCAAAGGCGCAATGGCGGCGGCGGCCTGGCTGAGCAGTGCACTTTTGCGTTGCTCAGCCACCTCAGCAGCGGGCTGCACGAACGGAATAAACTGGCCGTCCTGATAGCGGTACGCCAGCGTGCTGATATCCTCCGGCAACGCGGCGGTATCCAGTTCGTAAATGCTGACGCCTTCGGACAGCGTTAAAAAGTTGGGATTTTCCGCCCAGGTGGAAACAAAACCGTCAGCGCCGACGGCGATAAAACAGTTTTCTCCCTGCCATTCTCGATCCCGCAGTTCGTACCAGTCCATGCCGTTCTCATCTTCAAAATAGAGCACCGGCAGCGGCAAACCCTCTTCTAAAACCTGTCGGGTCATTTTGATATTTTTAAATGTAATCATGTTAGTTACCTACCTGTCGCCAGCTTCCGCTGGCCGTTCGTACCATTAACGCGCGGTAATATTTCCCCAGCGTGCGGGCGTCCCCCAAATCCGGCCTGACACTTAAGCCCGTCATAAAGCAACCCGTCGGAGCTTCCCAGCCTGTTTGTGTTGTCCAGCCTGCATTCTCCAGCGCCTGACTGCCGCGCTGTAAGTCGTAAACGAATCGCCCGTCGGATTCAGCCTTTGTATAGCTATCGCGCTGCGGCGGCGGGAAATTGGTGGTGTAAACCTCCCCCATATCCGACGCATCCACCTGAATTTTGACCCTTGATCCCGTCCAGCCGATATAGACTTTATTGGACTGCATACCGGCACCGCCGCCTTGCTGCACGGCGGTAAAGTTCCCGACATTCCCCAGCCCGACATTCGCGTTACTGAGATTGATATCCGCAGTGCCATCAAAGGCCACACCGGCAATCTTGCGGGCAGTGGCGAGTTTGGTCGCCGCGACGGCCGTCCCGCCTGCCGGTAATGCGCCGACGTCTGCCGGTGTCGGCTTGTTGGCCTGGCAGTAAATTTCATTCCAGGCCGTCCACGGACCATCGACGCCGTTCCATGCCCCCGACGCGCCACGGGTAAACTGTCGTCCGTTGTTGTTAAAGGCAATCTGCTGCGTCGCATTCGGTCCCCAGGTCACGAAAATTACGCCGACAAACCCGTTCATCGGATAGCCTTTATCCGTGGTCGCGGCGGCGGCACCTGGGACGCCGTAATGCCCTAGCATAGCCGTGCCATGCAGCGCGTTGGGCGAGTCCGTCGCAGTTAAATTGGCGCGAATTTTAAAGGCCGTCGCAATTTCATCAGACAGCGCCTTTTCACTGGCGGCGCTTTGCGCGGCCGTCCATGCGCCCACGTCGGCGGCAGTGGGTTTGTTATTCGCGCTGTACGTCGGCACCCACTCTTTCCAGGGACCATCCACGCCGTTCCAGTCAGCGGACAATCCGCGATTCCAGATATTGCCGGTGAACGTGACGTACATCTGCTGACAGCCGTAGGCGCTTGGTGTGACGTACAGCGTGCCTGCAATGCCTTGCGGATAGTGCAACGCCGCCGTGGCGTTGGCATTTTTAGGCTGCGCGTACAGGGCGGCACTTCCGGCTCCGCTGGCAAAGCCCAGGGTATTAATATCCGTGGTTGTCAGGATGGCCGACGGCACCGTGACGGAATTCACCGCGCTGGCCTGCACCCAGTCACGCCAGGGTCCGTCCGCGCCATTCCAGGACGCATTCAGCGCACGCGTCCACACCATGCCGGTATTTTGCACGGTGTAACGCTGCAGCACGCCGCCCGTCCAGGACGCGGGGATAACCTCCAGCACGCCCGCCGCCTGTGAACCGGCCGGGTAGCCATTGGCGACGGTGGCATTCGCGCCGGTGCTCTGCACGTAAACCCCGATGTTTGCCAGATTCAGCGTATTGATATTCGCGGTGCCGAGAACGGCGGACGCCACAGGCAGCGCCCCCACGTCCGCCGCCGTCAGGGTAATGTCAGCGCTCAGCGCTTTATTGTTCACCTTACGGGTGGACGGCACGCGGCTATTGGCATTGTCGTTGGCGGCCTTGACCGCTTTGGGCGTGGCGGCCAGCGCTTCGCTGGTACTGCTGACCGAGCTGTTAAGCTGGACAAATCCCTTTGCCGTCAGCGTGCCGTCGGGGTGGTTGCGGGATTTTTCATGTGCGGCCAGCAGGTCATTCACATACTGCTCGGTGGCCATAATCACCGAGTCGTCGATCAGCAGGCTGATGGCCTCGGTGTTACTGACCGCAATCACCATCCGTAAAGTTTGCGTGCGCCCTGAACCTTCCGCCAAAGTTGGCTTGTAAGTGTCCGCCATGTTGCACACGGCAATCAGCGTGCCGTCGTCGGCAAACAGACCCATTTCGCGCATCCAGAAGCCGCCGACGCTCGCAGAAATCACCGCCTCAGCAATGACCCAGTTTCCGTGAGTCGGATCCAGCTTTAAGGAGTTGAGCTGCGTGCGGTACACCTCTTTAACCAGTTTTGTCTGCGTGGCAACCGGCGTGGTCGCTTTGCCGTTGCCGTCACCGACGGCCAACTGCGTGATATTGATGTCAGTCCCCGCCGCAATGGCTGCCGCAATGCGCGACTGTCCAAGCGTGGTGACAACGGATTTAAATGTGCTCATATCGTCCTCTTATGCGGGGTAAACGGTCAGCAGCTCGCCCAGGTAGTGCGCCGCGCCGGTGTAAACATCGCCTTTGATATCCTGGGTGATGGTCAGGCCAATCAGATGGCGGCTGGCCGGTTTGGCGTCAGCAATAAGCCGCTCCATCTCCAAATACATGTCTTCGGTGATGCCGGTTTCCAGCACGCCGATATCCAGGCGAAACGTGCCGGGTTCGTCATTCGTTTCCCACCATTCGGTCACGTTAATCAGGTAGCCGAGCGGCTCCACCACGCGCCGGATAGCACCAATGGTTCCTTTATGGCAGTGAATGAACCAGGCCGACTGGATCACGCGGCGCTTGGTAGCGACAGGCCAGTTTTCATCCCAGCGGTCAACCGACAGCGCCCACGCCAGGTAAGGCAAAAACTTCGCCGGACAGGTCAGCGGATCCCAAAGCTGCCGCAGCGGCACCGGCACGTTTTCAAGCGCGGCGCAGGCCTCGGCGGCGGCAACTTCAAGAGCCGAGGAACCGACAGGCAGCAGGCGATCACTCATCGTAACCGCCCACTTTCAGGGTGTACGCGGTGCAGAATGACGCCTGCGTTTTATCCAGCTCGATGTCAGCGGCGGGGCTTTTCAGCTCCACGCGCTGGACGCCCTCAACGTGCAGCGCGGCATAAATGGCGGACAGCCGGATATCGCGGCCTAACCGGTGCTGCGCGGTGGTGTAGGCAATCAGTTTTGCTTCGGCGGCTTCGCGAATGGGTTCGGCTTCCGGACCCGGAAACAGATACAGCACGGCGTCAATGGTGTAATTCACCACGGTTGCTGACTGGACGGTCACGCGGTCGGCCACGGGGCGGACGTTCTCGTCATTGAGCGCGGCCTGCACTTTCGCAAGCAGGTCAGCGGGGGCGGTGCCGTTGCCGGTCTGTGCCAGCACGGAAATCGTCACGCAGGCGGGCGAGGGACTTATGACCGAAATATCCGCCACCCGCCCGTCAGCCGAGCGCCCGTGATACTCATAGGAACCGACCGGACCGGCCACGCTCAGCCCTTCAAACGCCTGCTGCGCCCGGATGCGCAAATCCGCATCGCTTTCCATCACTGCTGCGACAGCAGGCACGCTGACCGTATCCGCAGGTGTGATGGTCAGGCGCTCCACGCTGAACGTCGCCGCGATGTTGTCCAGGTCTGTTCCGCTGGCATAGGCCAGCATGACCGCCTGCGCCGCCTCGTTAACCCGCTGACGCAGGATCACTTCGCGGTAAGCGTTCTCCTCCAGCAGCTTCACAATGGGTTCAGACTCCAGGGTCAGCGTGCGCGCAATCGCGGCCTGCTGGTCTTCGGGATACAAGGAGACCAGCGTGGCTTTGCGCTCCGCCAGGAGGATTTCGTAATCCAGCACCTCCACCACGTCGGGGGCGGGTAACTGGCTGAGATCAATCGTTGCCATAATTCAGCTCACGGGTAGGGTTAAGGAAATGGCGGCGGACGTGTCTTTGCGGGTGCCGGTGAGTTCCACCACCGCTTTCCCGTCAAACGTCGTTTCAAAGGTGATGCCGGTGAGGCTTACGCGCGGCTCCCACTTGAGGATCGCGCTGTAACAGGCCGCCATGATTTGCAGGCGCAGCGCCGCATTCTGCGGGCGGTCAGTCAGCTCAGACAGCAGTGAACCATAGTCACGGCGCATGACGCGGGAACCGACGGGCGTGCGCAGAATGTCGCTGACCGACTGCTGAATGTGCGCCAGGTCTTCGACGCCGCGCCCCGTGTCGCGAGCCAGGCCGATGTATTTCGCGTTAGTCATTTTTGAACAATAAATAGAGGCCAATACCACCCACCAACCACCAGCCAGGCGTCCCGTTTGCCAGCATGACGCCCGCTGTCGTTGCTGCGAAAACAGACAGATAAACTCTTAGATTCTTACTCATACAATCCTCTTTATGTTGTCGGTGTACCGGTACTGCCGCCGCCCGTCTGGACGCCACTGTGTTTATGGGTATGAACAACCACGCCGTTTGACGTGAGGCTCCCGCCTGAATGGGTGAGGTTGCCGGTTAGGGTGCCGCCCTGTTTAATCTCGATGGTGGCGGTGGTGAGTTTGTTAGTGCAGACCACTTCCGGCGTGTCGAGAGTGATGCGCGTTTTCGCCGTGCAGGTAATCAGCGGGGCAGTGACTGCCACCTTGTCCGAGGCGTTCACCGTGGCGGATTTAATGCCAGTTGCCAGCAGCGTGCCGGTTTTCGGTTCGTACTCAATTACCGCGCCGTCAGGAAACGTGACATGCACGGCATCGGCTGATGCCGACGGCGCGGGGAAGTCATCAGAGAAAACCCCCGGCATCACAAAGGCGGTATCCAGCTCACCGCCCAGGCAAAACAGCAATACCTGTTCACCGGTAGACGGTGCCCACCAGGAACGTGCGCGCCCTGCGCGGGAGGTCAACCAGTGCAACCAGTCGGTGACGTTGCCGCCGGTGTTGACGCGACAGGTGCCAGCAACTAAGTCCACCTCGGCAACAGTGCCAATACGGATCAGATTGCGCAGCAGGCGCGGAATGTCGTTGTTTGGGATGGATGTATTCATGGATAAAAGAATGCCGCCCTGTCAGGCGACATACAATTTGAGGCGGGTTAACTATCTAAGGCACAACATAGTTCGGAGTTAATAAAAATTTTAAAAAAAATGGTATCCCTCAAAAAAAGAACTTTCCTTCACAAAAAGTCATTCATTTGAAAAGTTAATTGGGTGTGCATTTCAACTAGCTCCAAAATTTCAATGTTGAAGGTAATTCATCGAGGAAATATGTTTCAAAATCTATTATGCTCCTTCGATGTCTTAATTCATCACGACTTTTGATATCATTACGTACAACGAGAACTATATTATGTTTTGCCATCTGATCTGCTTTGTCGCTAGAGATTGTATCATCTACCGTAAGCAAGTGAATATTCGGGAGGTTTGACCTTGCAACTTCTTCCACAACTTCTTGCCAGCGTTCTCTTAAAGTTGTTTTCATTGTTCCTACAATGGTCTTGTCCCTACGCTGATTAAAAGCATCAACGCTTGGAAGTATTGAATCAACTACCTTGCCTAATCCTAAGTCTGAAAAATGCTTTTTCCCTATACTCGCCTGAGAAGCATACGGATAACCATAATGCTCATACAGAAAGTAAATTATTCCTTCAAAAACACTCCCTGCTCTTGATCTTCTAGACTGGGTGTTACTTAGGAATAATTGATATACATATGGGCTTATATAGCCTGAGTACATGCCAAATATGTCTCTGACATTATCCCTTAAAGAATCGAAATTGGTATTATCCATGCCATTTAATTGGTGACAAAAATAGTCTAGCCTTTCCTTTGGTGCATCAAATTTTTCGCTTATTTCTCTTAGTATAAAAGAATTAAAAATTGACTCTTCTTTCAAAAATTCATCGTAAGAAAGCTCTCTAAGCTCAATTATTGCTTTGGTTATATAGCGCTCATTTAGGAGTCCCAATATGAGATCGCTATTACTGGAAGTGGATTTCTGAGCTGTAACCTTAGGTGAGGAGATGAACTTTTTCCTATTCGTAGCAATGAACTTAGCGAACTTTAAACGCTCTGCAATTGGAAGTTTTATTAAGTTCTCTATCTTTTCTTCCATTATTTTAATTCCCTATAATTAAAATTTAACCGCCACTGTTTATGTCTAAAATCAATTGATTGCAAGACAAAATCTACTTTTCAATAATTATACTAAAATTTGCGAGTTTAAAAATCAAATGCATCATAATAAAATGATTTCAAAAACTTGGTGAGGCGAGATTGGATGTTATACGTCATTGATTTAAAATGAAAATATAATTTTTTTAATAATTCATTTAAAAAAGCTTATAAAGAAACAATACCAATTCCTCCTCAACGACCTTCATATCTTCCGCGTCCAGTCCCAACAACGGACGCGCCGGATACTGCATTTCTTTTGCACGGACAGACGGACGATCCCTCAGCCCGTACTGATGCACTTTCACCATGCGCTGCACCTGGCCGGTAAATTCCACCACGGCGTCGTCAGCGGTGCCTTTGGCCTTCATGTATTTCGCCGTGCGCAGTTTGACGAACATCTCCCGCTTAATGCGGCCTTTCTTTGCCCGCAAAGGCTGCGGACGTCGCGGTGTGAACGGTTGCCCCTCCGGCGTCACCTGCTGCTTAATGCGCTGCTGCTGATGTTTGCGCAGACGCTTCGCAATGACTGCCGCCATCGCCTTTCGGTTTTGCGGTGAGAGCGCAGCAATCAACCCCGCCAGGCGGGTATCAAACGCTGATAATTCACTCATGCCACTGACTCACTAACTCACCGTGCAGATACAGTTCACGCGGCTTTTCCACCGGCTCCGGCAGCTGCGGTTCCGGAAAATGCTCCACGTACAGACCGGCTTCAACCTGTTTGACGATCACCCGCTCGGTGAGCTGTACATCAATCGCGATATCGTAGGAACCATCATCCAGCATATCGGCCTTGAATTTAAAGCCGGTCTGCTGCTTTTCTGGCGTCGCCATGATGTCCGGCTGGTTCTCACGCAGCCACGCCAGGATCGGGACAATAATCAGATCGCAGTCCTGGGCAAAGTTGGTGATCAGCAGCTCGGTCTGATACTGGTATTCAAACGACAGCGAGCTGGCTAACGTGGAAACGATGCGGCCATTATCCACAAACATCCGCAATGTGTCGGGGCTGGTTTGCAGCACCGGCACCGCATCAGTTAACGCTTTTCTCAGCTGGGCGGGTTTTAACACGGTGTTCCTCCTGGCATTGTTTGATTGCTTCCACCTGGAGGCCGCAGGCCGTCAGCGCGGCCTCCAGGTTTCTGACATCACTGCTTAAGTCGCCGTTAGTGACCGGTGAGCTTGCCGGTATCGGGCAACTGGTTACCGCCGGACAGCCAACGTAAATAATCTGCGGCGCTGGCAAAGGCGGGACGCGCGTGCATCCGGCTAATGCCGGCAGGCAGACGAGCGCTATACCAGTCGCGCATTTCCTGATTTTCATTAAGTAACCTTTGAATGTGAACTTCACGGACGCGTGCCTGCTCACCCGCCCGTGAGAGCCGGATGCGCAGGCTTTGTTCCTGGCGTTCGCGCCTCAGTGCCTCATCGTTCAGGCGGTGAATGGCGTTGTCGCGGCTTTCAATACCGGCGGACAGTGTGCCGATGATGCGCTGCGCCTGAACGGCTTCATCATGCAGGCCACCAATGCGCCAGGTTTGCAGCCCCGCTAGAGCGCAGGCTGCCAGCAGTAACAAAATTAAAATGCGCATCAGACTCCCCGCAGGCAGTAGGCCCGCTCATTCGCGCGGCGGCGCTCCAGGCCGGTGACGCGCTCGCCCTTCACAAACACCCAGCGCGGCAACTGCTCGCAGGCATCACGCCATCGACCTTTGTTGATGAAAAACGCTAAGGTTGATTTGCAGGCCGCTGTCACGCCGACGTTAAACGCAAAGGACACCACTGCGTCGTACACCGGCTGCGGCATGGCAACCGGCATACAGCGCGCAATACCTTTCTCCACCCGCATCACGTCTTCCACCAGATTCACGGCGGCCTGCCGTTCGCTGATGTGCGTTTGCGGTTTCACGCCTGCGGTGTGCCCGATGCCGTTTGTCCAGACGCCCGCGCTGCACTGATAGGCAGACAGGCGGCAACCTTCAAAATCGGCAATCAGTGCCAGACCGGCGGCGGACGTTTTCAACGTCGGCGTTTGCGGCAGCAGCGCGGCAATCGCCAGAACGGCGGCGACGGCGCAGCGTCTAACGATTGATGGCTGCATTAATGTCCCCCCTGACGCCCATTGCTTTCAGCAGGCGGTAAGTTTTGCGCCGGTAGTACCAGTTCACCAGGAAGGTCGCCACGCCGACCGCGGCACCGACTAAAAAGGCAATATCCTGCGGCGACATTGCGCCGAGCCAGGCAAGAAAGGCCGCGACGCAGTAACAGATAAACGAGGTGATGCGCTCCATGGTCATCAGTCCCAAAGTGAGACGGTTTCACTGACTGCGGGCAGGCTTGTGTCCGGCAGTTCCACCGCGTAGCCATGGGGCAGGATTGCCCCCTGTGCGCCTAAGCCAACGTTAGCCGCGTAAACGTGTTCAACGACCGATTCCGTGCGCCCGTAGTACCGCCAGCAGAGCGAATCCACGGTGTCACCTTGTTCGGCGTAGACTTTCATCAGAGCAGCCCGATCACACAGTGCGACACACCAGCGACATCGCTGATCGCGTTGCGGGCATCACGCCACAGCTCATCAACCGTACTTTCAACAATCTCGGCCTTCTTGCTGCCGGCATCAGTCGTATCACTGTTGGGATATCGTTCCGCCAGAATGGCAGCTGTAAGGGATGAAACTGCCCGCAGGTAGGCACAGACTTTGATACTTTCATCATCAATCTGGTCTGCCGGGACATCAGCGAGAGTTTTGTAACCCTGAGCCACCTGTGCGACGCGGTAGCTGTAAAGCTCGGCATTAACCTCGGTAAGCGCGTACTTAATGACGGCGCGCAGACGTTTGGCGGTCACCGTTCCTTCCAGGCGCAGCGTGTCGCGTAACTCTATCGGACTGATATCCGGCCAGAAGTGCGTGTTTTTGATCGTGGGTTCCGTCGCGGAGTCCGGCTTTGGTGCAGGTACAACAAGAGACATAGTGACCTCTGAATAGGGGACGGTGGACGCCAGCGTTGAACGAGGTCAAAGACCTGTCGCGGCTGGCGTGCCGTCCGGCGCGGGGCGCGTTCTGTTTAGCCGTTGGCTGCCTTTTTGATGGCTGATTCCAACCGCTCAATATCCTTTTTAACGCCGGAGTTGCTGTTCAGCTGGAAGGCGCGTTTCAGGTGTTGCAGGGCGAGCGGCAGTTTTTCCGCGTCGCGATACAGGTAGCCGGTGATTTTGTGCAGCTTGGCGCGTACCTGATCCGGCATGTCCTGGCTTTCCGTCAGTTCCATCGTGGTCATCAGTACATCGAGACTGACCGGCTCACCAGCAGCATGAGCGCGGGTGCTCATGTCGGCGATTTCCTCCGCCAGCGCATAACCGGCGGGGCGTTTGCCGAACGGCATCGCCAGCTTGTAATGAAGCGCGTAGCGGGCGATTTCCAGCGCACCGGCGTAGTCACCGGCATCAATACGCCAGATCATGATGGTCATCAGGATGGCGTCCTGAGCACCTTTCCCCTCGGCGAGAACGCCTGCCACCCACGGCGCATATTCAGGCAGCATCTTGCGTTTGAGTTCTGCTTTTTTCTCAGCGGAATAGGCTTTCTTCAGGGCTTTCTGGTCAGCATTAAGCTTTTGCAGCAGCAGTTCATAGCCAGTGGCATGACGCAGCAGGCTGGTATCCTGCTGCGCGGCTTCGATAGCTGACTGCCGCAACAAATGACGTCGGGCAGGGCTGGTCATGGCTTACTCCTGAGCTGCCGGTGCGGTGGTACCGGATGCAGTTTTGATGGCATCAACGATCGCCGAGGTGAATTTGCTGAGATCAGCTTTTTCAGCTGTGTCGTCTTCTCCGGCGGTCACTTCGATGTTCTCGATCAGACAGCCGCAGCCGTAATCTTCCACCACGTAATCCTCGTTAATGGATTCGTAGTTTTCGATACGGTCACGCTTTGGTACTTCCTCAACGTGGCGGCGGTGCGTGCCGTCCTGCCAGTAAATGGACAGGTTATCCAGACGGGTGATCAGCATGGCGTTAGCAGGGAAGCCGGGCACGCGAACGGCGGGCAGATTGCCGATGCGTTTCTGGCTGACAATCAGGTCGGCGGCCATCGCCTCAGTGTTTGGCTGTTGTTTGTTGATCAGCGGGAAATACTTATCCGCGAGCAGCTTGCGGCCACAGATAACCACCAGTTCGGTGTCGTCCTGATAGATTGGGTCGATCAGTTCATTCACCGCATCAAAGACCAGCGCGTCGAGGTTTTTGTATTCACCTTCGCCACCGACTTTCACCGCCTCATTGGTCACGGTACCGTCTTCGGCGACAATCATGCCCATCACTTTGGTCGGGGCATTCAGGCGGTATTTTTGCAACCAGCCCACGCCGACATCCTGCAACAGCGGATTCTGTACACGGTTAGATGTCGGTGCGCGGGAAACACCGTTAAAGCCGACCAGGATGCGATCCAGCGCCTGACGCTTGATAATGGCGTCACGCAGGCGGGTCTGAAAATCGTTATAGCGCGCCCACAAATCCAGCTTGCTGTACATCCAGTGGAAGTCGTAGTTGGTTTTGGTGCAGTGGTAACCTTCCTGATCCAGCTTGGTGAAATCAGCCGTTTCACGCTCGTCACCGGCGTCAGTGTTGGTGGTACTGGCAATCGTGCCGGTGACGCCGACGCCCACTTTCGCGCCCATCATTTCGTCCACCGGAATGATGTTGATACGGGTCAGGAACTCTGAGGACTCCTGCAATCGGGTCATCAGCGTCTGAGTGACGGACGGCTCGACGTTAAATTTCTTGTCCAGCGTACCGACGTCAACGTTGTTGAGTTTGGCGAGCTGGGAGAGGAACGCATTAAATTTAAAGCGCGTTTCTTTTTTCATGACTTATTTCCTGAGGGTGAATTAAATGTGTCGGATCAGCAGTCGGTCACTGTCTCGTCAGCGCCTGTGCCGCCGGTTGCGTGCGGGCGCTGGTTAAAGTTCTGCGCCGGTGTTTGCGCCAACTTGCCTTTCAATTCACTGAGGGCTTCATGTTCGGCAGCGGTGGATTTTTCCAGGGTATCGACGCGGCTCAGCAGGTCGGTCAGGCTGGTTTCATGCTTATCCAGTTCAGTCTGAGCGTATTGAGCAACTTCGCTGACGGCTTCGTGAACATCGGCCAGGCGGGCATCGTCGGACGCCTGCTTACGAGAAAGCTTTTGTTTAACCAGGGCGAAAAGAGAAGGGGCAGTTTCCGGCGCGTCTTCGAACTCAATCAGTGCTTCGGTGGCGACGGTGAAGAGGCTGTCCGGATCGGTTTTACGACCGGCCAGCGGGTTCTGTTTTGCTGTACGGCTGAACTCCAGCATTTCAGTGCCGAGGCTGGCAGGGTCGTCGGTGACGGCAAGACCGACCAGGTAGGATTTATTGGAGTTGGCGAAGTTACGTTTGATCTCCATCGAGGTGTAAACCTTCTGTCCGTCGCCGACCATCTGCGTTAAATCCGCGGTCGGGCTGATCATTGCGTACAGCGCCCATTTGTCATGCAGCAGCGGTTCAGCCGCGTCATCAATTTGTTCGGCTTTAAGCTGGATCACGTCGCCATAACGGCGGAAATCACTGGTCGGTAAAACGCCTTTGATGTGCTCCAGATTGACGCGGGCACCGTAGGCTTTCGCGCTGTATGTCTCCGCCATTTGTTTGATGTCGTTAGCATCAATTTCGCGGCCATCGCAGGTGTCACCTTCGACCCCGATGCGGAACCATTTCGATACTTTCTTTGCCATGTAACTGACTCCGGTAATGAGTGTTGAGAACGGGAGTTAGTTTCCAGAGAGTCGCCGCAGGCCGCCAGCCGATGCGGGTTGTTGCCCGATGGCACAACGTGGGCAGCGCGAAAAACGGCTGTCTGGCCGGTAACGTGGCGGCATGAATATTTCAAACTCCACCATCATCAGCGACCCGCGCCGACAGGCGGCACTGCTTTACTGGCAGGGATTTTCTGTGCGGCAAATCGGGGAGATGCTGAGCCAAAAAACGCCGACCGTGCAGAGCTGGAAAACTCGCGATCAGTGGGAGGCCATTGCGCCCATTTCCCGCGTGGAAACGAGCATGGAAGCGCGGCTGATCCAACTCGTCATGAAAGATGTGAAGGAGGGGAAGGACTACAAAGAGATCGACCTGTTAGGCCGACAGATTGAACGCCTGGCACGGGTAAACCGTTACAACCAGACCGGCAGCGAGGCTGATTTAAACCCGAACGTCGCTAACCGTAACAAGGGCGAACGAAAGGTACCCGATAAGAATGTTTTCAGTGATGAGGCCATTGAGAAACTCGGCGACATCTTCATTGAAACGTCGTTTGAGTATCAGCGTGGATGGCATCAGGCAGGGCTTCAGCACCGTATCCGCAACATCCTCAAGTCCCGCCAGATTGGCGCAACCTTCTACTTTGCCCGGGAAGCTTTGATTGATGCGCTGACCACCGGCCGTAATCAGATTTTCCTGTCAGCCAGTAAGGCGCAGGCGCACGTCTTTAAAAACTACATCATCGACTTTGCGAGGCAGGTGGATGTCGATTTAAAAGGCGACCCGATTGTGCTGCCGAACAGTGCACGGCTGATTTTCCTCGGCACCAACGTCCGCACCGCGCAGAGCTACACCGGCAATCTGTACCTGGACGAATACTTCTGGATCCCCAAGTTTCAGGAGCTGCGTAAAGTCGCCTCCGGCATGTCACTGCATAAGAAATGGCGAAGCACCTACTTCTCCACGCCGTCGAGCCTGGCACACAGCGCCTACCCGTTCTGGTCGGGTGAACTGCTCAACAAAGGCCGTCGCAATAAAGCAGACAGAATTGACCTGGATCTGACGCATGCGCACCTGTCAAAAGGCGTGCTGTGCGATGACGGCCAGTGGCGGCAGATTGTAACGGTGGAAGATGCGCTGTCAGGTGGATGTAACCTGTTCGACCTGGAACAGCTGCAACTGGAATACAGCCCCGCTGAATATGAAAACCTGCTGATGTGTGAGTTCGTGGATGATCAGGCGTCGGTGTTCCCGTTCGCCGAGTTGCAGGGCTGCATGGTGGACAGCCTGGACGAGTGGGAAGACTTCGACCCGTACCTGAAACGACCTTTTGCCTATCGTCCCGTGTGGATTGGTTACGACCCGTCGCACACCGGCGACAGCGCAGGCTGCGCGGTAATTGCTCCGCCGGTAGTTTCCGGCGGTAAGTTCCGTGTGCTCGAGCGTCACCAGTGGAAGGGTATGGACTTTGCGGCGCAGGCCAGAAGCATTGAAGAACTCACCAATCGTTATGCCGTGGAGTACATCGGCATCGATGCGACTGGAATCGGGCAGGGCGTATTCCAGCTTGTTCAGCAGTTCTTTCCTGCCGCGCGGGAGATCCGCTACAGCCCCGAGGTAAAAACCGCACTGGTACTGAAAGCAAAAGACACCATCAGCTCCGGTCGTCTGGAATATGACACTGGCCATACCGATATCACCGCATCGTTTATGGCTATCCGCAAAACGATGACCGCTAGCGGCAACCGTTCAACCTACGAAGCCAGCCGCAGTGAAGAGGCCAGCCACGCCGACGTCGCGTGGGCAATCATGCACGCCCTGTTAAACGAACCGCTGACCGCCGCCAATGGCGGACAAAGCCCTAACATTCTGGAGTTCTACTAAATGAGCAAGCGCAAATACCGTAAAACCACACAGACCACGACAACTGAAAGCCAGCAGGGTGCAGAGGTGTTCAGCTTCGGAGATCCTACGCCGGTGTTAGACCGCCGAGAGATTCTGGATTACATCGAGTGCACCGGCAACGGCCGCTGGTATGAGCCACCGGTCAGTTTCGACGGACTTGCCCGCAGTCTGCGCGCCGCCGTTCATCACAGCTCTCCGATTTACGTGAAGCGGAATATTTTGGCCTCGACATTTATCCCGCATCCGCTATTGAGCCAGCAGGAGTTCAGCAAATTCGCGCTGGACTATCTGGTATTCGGGAATGCGTATCTGGAACTTATCCGCAACCAGCTCGGCGAACCGCTGCGATTTGAGGCAGTGCCAGCTAAGTATGTTCGTCGCGGAGTGGAAGAGGGGACATATTGGTTTGTGCAGGGCTGGAAGGAACCGCACCAGTTCGCAGCAGGCAGCATCTTTCACCTGATTGAGCCGGACATTAACCAGGAGATTTATGGCCTGCCGGAATACCTCAGCGCGCTGAATTCTGCCTGGCTGAACGAGGCCGCCACACTGTTCCGCCGCAAGTATTACCAGAACGGCGCGCATGCGGGTTACATTCTGTATATGACCGACGCCGCGCAAAGCAGCAGTGATATTGATTCAATGCGTAAGGCTATGCGTGATACCAAAGGCCTGGGCAACTTCCGCAATCTCTTCATGTATGCGCCGAACGGCAAGAAGGATGGTATTCAGATTTTGCCGTTGAGTGAGGTTGCGACAAAAGATGATTTCTTCAATATCAAGAAATCCAGCCGTGATGACCTGCTGAGCGCGCATCGCGTTCCACCGCAGATGATGGGGATTATTCCTGATAATGCTGGCGGGTTTGGGGATGTGGAGAAGGCGGCGCAGGTGTTCGTGAGGAACGAGCTGACGCCGTTGCAGGAGAGGATAAGTGAAATCAATACTTGGTTAAGTATTAGGATGATTCAATTTCAGAGCTATATTTTTGAAAGAAATAAAATTAGCGATTGATGCCTACCGATGTAGGCATAATTTATCGTTTTAATTTGGTTTTAATTCTGTGACTGCAAAGAACATTATTATCAGTCATAGAACTATTTTAATAGACCGTCCATCAGCTACCTGTCTGCTTATAATCTATGCTTTTAGCGGACAGTTCTTCTGCAGTTTTCATGGCTTTGACCAATTGTTCCGATACCGCATGTATTACATTCATGCAGACAGAGTTTCCGAATTGCTTATAGATCTGCCCGTGAGAGACAGCGTCCACGATATATTCCTCGGGAAACCCTTGAAGTCGTGCACATTCTCTAGGAGTCAGTTTCCTCGGATTCTTGCCCTGTCGGGATTGGTCGATCAGAATCTCTGAACCGTCTTTATAGTAACGAGCGCTGATGGTATTTGTATATTCACTATTTTCGTCGAAAAGAGAATATCCAAAACCATTGCCTTTTTGTGCATGCCCAAGTTTACGTTTTTGGTGTCCAGCCCAGAGTTTATCGGAGATTGTGTATTTATCTTCTGATGCAGACAACTCACTTAAATTTTCCAAAATGTCGCCAACTTTCGTTGGTAGCATAGGTGGTTTTGGCCAATTGAATACATTGTCGAAATCGACCCCATCGAAATAATCTTTATCAAAGCCGATAATAAAAATACGCTCACGGTTTTGAGGTGCCCCGAAATCGCCGGCCCTAAGCACTTTATAATCAACCCAGTAGTTGAGTTTCATTGATAATGCCAGACGGGTGTCTTCGCTGATCGGGATATCACTAGGGATATCATGATCCCCCTTGCCTGTAAGGATATCCAAGATTGTTTTCAGTGTACGCCCTTTGTCATGACCTTGGAGCTGTTTGACGTTTTCGAGCATGAATGCTTTAGGACGTTTCGCAGCCAAGATTCGCTGAATTTCGAAGAACATTGTTCCCCTTGTATCATTGAATCCTTTTTTCAACCCTGCTTGAGAAAAGGCCTGGCAGGGAAATCCACCTAAGAGAACGTCATGGTCTGGAATATCTGAAGCTTTAATTTTTGTTATATCGCCATGCGGCATTTCGCCAAAATTGGTCAGATAGGTTTTTTGTGAAAACTTATCCCATTCGGAGGAAAAAACGCAGTGGCCGCCTTGCTGTTGGTAAGGGTAACGAATACCACCGATGCCAGCAAATAAATCAATAAATGTGAATTCAGACTCACTTGCAGGCTTTTGTCGTAAAGGGGCTTTATCCAAATACGAAACCATCTTTTTTTCAACCTCCAGAATTGCATTCCATTTTGCGGCAGAGGGGATATGCTCTTCTTCTTCCCAGCCTCGAACAGTTCTTTCACCTGTTGAGCTGAGCCCAAGCAGATTAGCAAATTCTGTACGGCCAAGGCCTAATCTTTCCCTCAAATTTTTGATATGCTGAGACATGTTTTGATTATTCATTTGGGTTGACCTTATCCGGTTTTTGTCCTGGTGAAATCCTATCACTGTACACTTGATCAGTCAACACGCCGAATGGCAAATGGAATGGAAAACCGGCTATACAGGAAAAACTATGTCACAAGCACAAATCCAGCAGTTACAAATTCAAAATAATCAATGGAATAATGCGTCTGGTTTTAAGGTAACGTTCCTCAATACTGGTTCTTTTTTCGAGATCGAAAATTCGTCAGGAAAAGTTCATGACGTATCATTCCAATGCATACTCCAGGCATTGAAAGACATCCGTGACAGTGATAAAGCCAAGCAATTTATTGTTTATTCTGTGCAAAATCCGTCACCCATTAGAAATATTCCAGCTGAGGATCAGCATACGTTTGATAGCATAGTAACGGCAGGTCCTGTTCAGTGTACTGAATGGAAATATTTCGAAAAAATGGTTCGAGTGCTCGCAGGGAGTGTATTTACATATCCCCGGGCAAAAGTTGTAGCGGGAGAACAATCCAAGCTCTTTTTTAATGTGGTTTCGAGAATCGTGCATATTGCAACGAGCCAACGCCCACAAAACCTTGATGAAGTTATTCCATTTAGTGACTCTGATATCCAGGCAGCAATTGCATTCCTTGAGCAAGTGATTTCTGACTTCACTATCTCTGTGCCTTCTGAGCTTGAAGTGGTTGAAAGAAAGAAAAATACCATCTATCTAGGCGCGCCTGGGACTGGTAAAAGTTACTCTATCGAACAAGTGACGAACGGAGCCATCAAAGTTCGTACCGTGTTCCATCCCGATATGCAATACAGTGATTTCGTAGGAAGCCTGAGGCCAAAAATGGCTAATAATGGCCCAACCCCAAGCATCAGCTACGAATTTCGCCCAGGTCCGTTCACGAATGCATATATTCAGGCAAAAAAAAATCCAAATCAGAGGGTCTTTCTTATTATTGAGGAAATTAATAGGGCGCCGGCAGCTGCAGTATTCGGCGACTTATTCCAGTTACTCGATCCTGATAGTACATATGAGATCGATATTGATCCTGACATGCTCGATTATATCAACGCGCACATACCCGCGCCGATAGTAAAACTATCCCTTCCTGCAAACCTGACGATGCTGGCAACCATGAATAGCAGCGACCAAGGTGTTAACTCACTTGACACTGCATTCAAGCGACGCTGGGCTATAAAGTATGTGCCAATTGACTATGAACAAGCTACACCCGGCACTTTACTTATTCCAGTCCATGGGACGACTTGTGCAATTGAATGGAAACATTTCGCAAAAGTAATCAATGAAAAACTAATGATACTCGGTGTTCCCGAAGACCGAATGCTTGGTCATCGTTTCGTTTCAGTAGGGGACTTGGTTGATGGACAATCAACACACGATACCCTTTGCTACAAGCTTTTTGTCTACTTATGGGAAGATGTGCTTCGTCATGGCAAACGTCATAATATCTTCGCAACTGAGAGCGGGGAGCACGTACTAAGTACTTTCGGACAACTGACCACTGCATTCTCATCAGGATTGCCCGTTTTTGAAGCTAGCGTAGAAGAGTCTTTAATAGCTGCTTCAATAGTCCCAAATGCAGCTGGTGCATAGCAATGGATATTTTTCTTCATGAAGATAGATGTGCAGTTAATAATCTTCCCAGCCATGTCCGCACTGCATTCGTTTCAAACAACCTGCTCCGGAGCGATCAGGATCGACTTGATTTTTGCGGTATGGTTATGCGGGAAAGTAGGGTTGATGTTTTTTTGCCGAGAAACTGTGGGCCGATTGCATGTAGCGAACAACAAAAAATCAGTGCTTCACTAATACATGCTATTCATAAGTATACTCTAAACAGGAATCGGTCTTCCTTTACTGACGGCGCATCTGAACAAATTGTGGGAGAATCGTTCCTCGGATTGGCATTTACTCTTCTAACTGATTATGTCGAGAATGGCGTTTATGTAAGACGTACTTCCGATATCCAAATAAACACAGGGAAGACGGACTGGAAACGTACCATTAACAGAATTCAGGGATATCCTTCAAGCGATTCACTGGTTTACTTGGATACTCTCGGACGTAAAAAAATCACACACTACAATGATGAGGTGACCCTTATCCATGCGGAAATTATACGCGAGTTAGACCGTCTCATTGGATGGATCTTTTTCGATAAAGATTTAAATATTCCATCGAAGCTTGCCGATATCAAACCCCCTTCAGGAGACAGTAGCGCTCAGATTCGGATACTGGAAAGGGAGCTGGGGATTCTCTATGCCGACAGGGATATGAAGTTAATGAAGGACCTTATTGCTTATCTATTTAAGGCAAGCAACAACTCAGACGACAGTCTCGTAATAGGGATTAGCAAATTTCATTCGATGTGGGAGCATATGATTGATTCATGTATGAAGTGGAAATTTGACATCAATCATAGATTGGCTAAGCCTTGTTACATAATTAATGGCGAATACCAGATTGCTACGCAGAAAGGGGGCCGCACCGATACAGTACTCAGAAGTTCGGACGAAACAAAATTTGCTATTATTGATGCCAAATATTATGGGGCAGAAAATTTGGCTAACCTTCCAGGATGGCCTGATTTAATTAAGCAATTTTTCTATGCTCAAGCACTGAAAGATATTTTTCCGGAAGCCATAATATACAACTGGTTCATTTTCCCAGGTATCACAGGTACTGCCGAGTCTGCACATTTGATGGACCCCACTACAGGAGAATTACAAGACGAAAGATATATGCCAATTCAGTGCACTTATCTCGATCCGATGATTCTAGTCAGTCACTACAACTCGGGGAAAAAATTAGTGGAGCTTGCTGAAAAGCTTATTCATATCTGAAAAAAAATTGATTACAAAACTTCTTTGAATTAAATATTACGAATTATATGAAAATATTAATTTTTACTCTTTTCTGCTCCAACAAACTTCTGCCACAGTCACTTAAAGTGGCTGTGCGCGCAATGCTATCCCCGCCACGCCTGCCCGCTTTATAGGTCGCTTTTGATGCAGTTGCGCGATCCGGTGTGATCCACGCCAGCACTGGTGTTGCGGGGAGAAAAGAGCAGGGCGATCACCATGCAAAATCATGCACTCAATGCATGCAGAGCTGCTAAAAGGGGATCACCCGATGTTCCAGGCTATTCTTCGTCGTCGTAAACCGTGAAGGGCGGATACGTGGCTTCCTCTTCATCCAATACCTGATCAGCCATATCAGAGATCATTTCCATAACCAGTGCGTACTCATCATTTCTGCACTGGGCTGACTGTGCGATGTCAGCCATTAGCCGGATTTTAGTCAAAGCCATTTTTAGCTCATGAGAGGATTCCATTACTCACTCCAATGCACTGGTTATTTGTACAGTATAATATGTCCATTCTTTAACAAATTCCATAAAAAACTGCATGTTAATGGTCGAGCCATAGTTCTGATGAATACTTAATCAGTTATCATTCCCATAAAATTCTGCCCAATCCTGCAGCGGAGGGTATTGGATCTCAACGTCTCCAAAAGTGATTTTTGCCCCCCTGACTAAGGCCTCCAGCTCCCACTTCTCCGGTCTGATGTCGTGTTTGAGCAACTCTTGTTGAATCTGAGGCAATCTGTCACGTTCCTGCGGGGTCAATCTGGCAGAAGGAGATGCAACACACCTTTTAGTCGGGTCAAAACTACGCTGAGCTTTGCTGATCCTCGGTGTTTCTTCGCGTATACGCGCCACAATCGCCTTCACGGCGGCAGTGTCTGTCCAGTCAATAACTCGCAAGTTGTCAGAAGTGCTCGCTGTGGTGACGCTCCCAGCAGGGTTATCGCGCCCATTTGCGGCCGTTTTGTTTCCTCCCAACCCACAGTTATTGACAGGACTCCGAGGCGCGCCGTAGGCGCTTTTTGAGGTCAAAACCTCAACGTCAACGGCAGAAGAAACGATCCGCCATTGTGTTGTACGGGTTTCATACACACGGGAGTCGCCGAGGTGAGGCGCGAAAATACCCACAACCTTTTTCACTTCCTCATCGTATGCGTTCAGCTCATCAGCAACGCGGCGGGCGACACGCACCGTCTGGTCGTCACGGGCAACATTTGCCCCACCCTGGGCTGACATGTACGCCATAAAATCACCAGCATCAGCCGCAGCGCGAACGGCTTCCACTTCTTCGTCAAAGGTTTCAGTCAGACTGATAGAACGGATGCGGCGGCACTCACGGTATGAACCCATGGTAGGCAGGCCGATAGGGTGAAATTGAGGGATACGCCAGGTGGCAGCCCAGGCTGTGACAGCGGCAGCGGAATCTGTCAGCAGCTCGCCGGTTTCGTGGTCGCGCTCGCCTTCCAGTGCATAACCGTCGATGTTCTTTGCAATGTATTTGGCAATATAGCCTGCCGCGCCGCCACGGTTCAGGTGTTTACAGTCAAAGCGGTTCTTTGCCGCCCCGCGCTCGTCACCGTCTTCTTTCATGGCGTATTTGCGCATGATATCGATCACCCGCTGACGCATGGCGGGCTTAGTGAATAACATCATGTGCCAGTGCGGCGTCGCATCGTGGTGCGGTTCAACTACCCGCATACCGTATACAGACAAATCGTTATCCTTAAACGCAGTGCGCATTTTGCTCCAGATCCCGCACAGATAACGCTGCGCATCTTTTGGGGTATAGGCTTCTTTGTCCCAGGCATGATTTCGCTGAACGCGCTTTTTATCGCCCTTACCAACCATGCGGGTCGGATGATATTTGGATGGGGTAGTGATCGTGAGGAACATCCCGACGTCGCCATTTGCAGCAGCATATTTCTCTGTGCCGGCAATCGTGCTCATTAATTCCATGCGGCGGATTTCAGGGTTTGAAATACTCGCCATCACTTTGTCGATCAGACTGAATCGCTCGCCGGTTTCGATGTTCTCCAGGTCGCAGCTTTTCAGGTAGTCAAGATTAGACATACGGCGGGCGCGCACCTCACGGATGGCCTGCTTACTGGCATACGGCGAAGCGTCGCGGTTTACTTTGCCGATTGCGATCAGCAAGGATTCACGCCAGCGGGTGCGCTGCCCTTTAAACTGGCGTAACCACCAGTCCGGATTAACCAAGCGTGACATGGCTGCGATAGCGGAAATGGCATCCAGCTTGCCTTTGCAATACCTTGTCCAGTACATCGGCGTGACATTGAAAGCCTGTGCCATACCGGCGATTTCGCTGTACAGCTCGCACTGGGTATCAACCTCAAAAAGAATCGAATTATCCCCGTTGTATTGAGCAAGCAGCTGATCGCAACGTTCTTCATAAATTACTTTCAAATGTCCTGCAATGTCCTGGGCAAACCGGCGCAGTGGTTTATCGCTCATGCTTGGCAGGCTGTGATAAGTGTCTGCCTCAGATATGAATTTCATGGAGGCTTTAAGATTCATTGCATGAGCAGCATTAACCGCTTCGACGCGGGGAAGAATGCTGCGAGCAAGGGTATAAACCAAGTATTTATTGGCGGCGTTAATGCCCTGAGTTTTCAGCAGATACGCATGGCGACCTGTGAAAATTTCCCGCAGGTCGGTAGAGAGGGCTTTTACTCTGATTAAAACAGCTTGCCCCTGATTGTATTCATCACGGGTAAGCGGTCTTTCGAGGCCAGAAACGGCCTGGCGTGGTTTATTCCAGGGAAACGCCCAGACTTCGGGCGTTTTAATCTGCGTAGTGAAGCGGCTGGACTGCATTACATGCCGTCTTTGATATCAATGACCAGATAGCCAGCATTAATACCGGCCAGGATGAGTAACGCCACAGAGAAAACAATCACTTGTTGCCTCTGTAATGTCTGGCGTTCAACTCAGCGAGTTCTTTGCAATAGACACAAAGTTCAACCCCTGGCAGAGCTGCACGGCGTTCCTTCGGTATCGGTCGGTCACAGTCGATACAGAACATTGCGGAAATGCCCGCAACAGTTGCGCGGGCGGCTTGGATTTGGGCGGAAAGGATGAGATCAGCGCGCTCCTGAGCGGTGTCGATTACATCAGCCATAGTTACGCCTCCGCTTCACTTTGGATTCGGTTAGCTTCAATACGTAGTGCTTCTGCAGCTTCAATTCCTGTCATTTCTCGTTTGAGGATAAAACTGGCAATCGCTTCCAAGCGGCCAGCAAATACCACCGCTCGATTAGCGCGTTCTTCATTACGAGCAGTGTCCAGCATCAACGATAAATCAGGAACAGAGGTGTAATCGCGTTCTGTTGAAGCTAAATCAATGCCCTTGAATTGCAAAGCAACAGTTTTCTGACGGGTGTTCTCAATAATATTATTCATATAAAAATCCTGTTTTTAGGCAAAAGAATGCCCGGCGGGTTTACGCCAATTAATTTGGATTCGGGTTAGTGTTTAATGTTTATCTTGCAGTCATCTTCACTGATGAATTTCGGCAGTGATTCAGTTAAACCAAGCAAAGAATTTAGCGCAGCAACTACTTGATGCCTTTCCGTCGGTGTTAATTCAGCAAACTTCATCTCAAGATGGCGACGAGATAAGCCAGCATGAAAACAGATTGTTCTACGCATATGCAGCGGCTGAGTATCAAATGTTTCCTGCGCTACATTCTTTCTGAAATCAAACATCTCTTTAATTTTGGAAAGATGTTTTTTGCCTATTTGAATATGTTCTTCATTCACTAAAGACATAATCACCTCAACTGAACAGACGCTTTAAAAGCGGTTTTGAATTTCTCACGGCCTGCGGGGCAGTGGCTTGTGACATTGAAGGGTTCCAGCGCTTTCCACCAGGCAACTCGATACAGCCATTACCGAAGTGGCGAGATGGACTTTGCTGTTTCAAAAATTGAGCAATAGAAACAGCCATCGTCACATCAGCCCATTTGTCGTGACGCTTGCAATAGCACCAACCGCAGATGCCAGGGCAGGGGATGCCTGCACTCGGCCTTGAACAACTAAACCGATCAGTGACAGATGGCGAATACCTGCATTAACACCTTCGAGTAAGGACGTTCGACGCTGAGAACTGACCGTACCCCCTTTCACCGCATCAGCTGCAATAGAACCAACGGCGGCAGTTGCTTGTAGTGCGTAGGTTGAAAGATTAGAAGTAGCAATCTCATTGACCGGAACTGACGGCAGGCAATTTATCTGTGCCAGCATGCCATCGAGAAGGGCGGCATCCTCAGTCAAATCAGTGATTAAAAGAACTTCCTCACAGGTAAGTTTATGAGGTTGCTCAGGGTTAAGCTTATTGCGCAGGATTTGGGGTTTAGTGCCCATAAGCGCTGCAAGTTCGGTAAGGTTATGACGATTCACAAATGCCTTGCATGCATCGTCAAAGTGAGCGTGTTTGGAAACGCGATAATCAAACATTGTTAGTCCCTGCTAGTTTGAATAATCTGACTCAACGATTTATGTAGCGGCACTTGATGGCTTGCTGACGGTTTTTCTCACGCCAGGCCTCAAGATTGATCAGGGCATTGCCATGACGTTCCATAACGACAGTTTGCATTTGACCTGTTTTTCGGTTTTTTCGTTGCTGGGTTATTGTGGTTGAAGGCGTCGGTGCAAGCAGGACAACCCCATTCGCGATCCACTTTTCGAGGACTGCGGAGCTGATCCCGTTGATTGAAGCAAAATCTTTCTTTGAAATTGTCGGGGAGTTAGCGAGGGTAGTCAGTTGCAAACTTATTGAGTTCACGATGGTTGCAGATAGGGCTGACTCTAACGCTGGAAGGAGCTGGGAAACTACAGAGTTTAAGAGTTCCTTAGAAACGGTTTTCTTATCAGTGGCCGCTTGAATTGCATTCTGTTCAGACATAAAGCAAAATCTCCTGTATCAGTCATTTGAGTTCTATGGTGTTGCATGTGGTATGTATGCATCTTAAATCATCAAATGAGTTTTTGTAAATAACATTTGTTTATTTTGGTGCTTTATGGAATTTAGCAAGGGTAGTTCTTCAGAGATCTTGGAACGCCTTTCAACTGCTTATGGGGTTGAAACACAGAAGCAACTAGCTGAAAAGTTGGGCGTTTCTGCGGCTAACGTCAGTAATTGGGTGCAGCGTAATAGCGTTCCTGGAAGTGCGTTTGTAAAATGTGCTCTTGATACAGGATGTGATCTCGAATGGCTTGCTAATGGTGGATATGCAAATGCAAACTTTAAGCAGCTAGCACCAAACCCACGGTTTTCTGAAAAATCAGGTCAGAAATTAATTAAAAGTATGATTTCTACTGGTGGAAGGCCCGTTTTACAACGAGTCATGGATGCGTACGGATTTAGTACTCAAAAAGAGTTGAGTGAGTACCTTGAGATTTCTACAGGTACAATCAGCACCTGGATAAGACGAGAATATTTTCCAGGTGATGTCGTCATTGCTTGTGCATTAGAAACTGGGGCCAACTTAGATTGGCTTGCGTTAGGTACTAAAACAAAAGTATTTAATTACAAAGAAGATAATAAAAATATATCGATAGAGAAAAAATTGTTAAAAGCAGGAAAGCTTTATGCAGATGGGTTTAGTAACTTGCCTAAGGAGTTCATTTCCGAATTTGAATCCAATAACAAGTTGTCATTGATCGTTGGTGGTAACAGAAGTGGGATAGTTGACACGAGTATTAATGAAATCTCAAATGGGTTTTGGATTCTTGAAATTGATGGAACACTTGACTTTTATAATGTGTCAAAACGACCTGGCAATAAAATCAAATTAAATAATGAAGGCGAGGAATTTGAATGTTCTCTGAATGATGTAAAGCCTATCGGGCTAGTTTTATATTTATTAAAAAAATTATTTTAACATTAACCCTCACCTATTCAATGAGGGTTAATTTTGTTAGGGGTGACTAATAAGAGTATCTATTGACTGAACGATCTTATTAATGCAGTTCGAAACATCAACCAAGTCTTGTTTTTCAATTGGCCATACTTCACGAATTGCGCCCGGTTGTAAGTCACCCTCATGCGCGATTTTGTTTCTTCTTTCTATAATTAGAGATAAGTCGGTTTTTAGCGATTTGGCAGCTGCTTTTTTTGTTGTTGCTGTAGCACCTAATAATAGTACTATTTCATTCCATAATTCTATATCAGAGACAAATCGTACGCCATCTGCAATTTTTTCAGGATCTTGGAAAGTTAGAAATCCAAGTTTTCTACGTATTTCTAATTCGAAAAGTGACTGCTTTTGCACATCTGGAATAGTTTGCTTGACTGAATTAAGAAGATCTCCGCTGAATTGGAACTTATTGAAACCATTTGAAGGTTGCAGACTACCTGAAAATATCATCAACATTCGCTGTGTTATGAGTTCATGTAAGTATAAATCGAGAGCGCTCACCCTGCTAACCCACTCAGCCCTAAGTAGTTCGTCTGTGTTTAAAGCAACTGTAACATGGTTGGAAATGTAGGAATGTATGACAGACATTTCATCACATCTCTGCCAAACAGAATTATAATAAGAAATAGGTTCCATGGATTATCCTCTGTGGCCTGCTTCTAATTAGTTAGCTTAATGAATTTTTCTGCACATTCACGGAAAGACTCTTCAAAAGAAGCCATGTTACTAGCTGTTTTTTCCCACACTGCACCATATTGTGCTACTAAGTCTTGCGTGAGTCCGTAGATTGGTACCTGATGTTCCTGGGATAAAGCAATTAAACTGTTAAAATCGGATACAGAAAGTATCGGAACCCAAGGATCAGTTCCTATACGGCTTTTGTACTCCGTAATATTTAGAAGATCAGAACTAACTAAGCTAGGGATTAGTTCATTTTGAAGACCTTCAATCAATTTATCAATCCAATGCTGGAATGCAGAACTCGCTGAGCCATTTCGAGGTCGATATTTTTGAATGATGGCACCAATGAATTGAGCTTTAGGTTCAGGGAAGGGATAGTCAGCACTTGATAAAATGTCAACTTTGCTTGCGGCTTTTGCCCATTGTGCCCATTTTGGTAATGCTTTTGATAAAGAACTCAATGCCATTGATGAGAAATAATCTGGATGCAAAGGGACAATAAAGAAATCTGAGGTCATTAATAGATTCTGATTGAGAGGACCTAAGCTTGGACTCATATCTACAATAATATAATCTGCTTCATATTTTTCTGCAGTTTTATCGAGCATAAACCTAATAGCACCAGGTAGATTCTTGAGGGTCAATAATGAACCACTCAACTCTTGAGCTATACCAAGTGTAGTCTCATATTCAGAAATCCCTATGTGACCAGCCAGAAGAAGAAGATTTTGGTTACCCTTTACTGGTAAGCATTCAACACCCTCAATCTGTTTCGGCTTTGATTCAAATGCTGGAGATAAGGCATCCTTAACATTGTTAGGTGGTGTAGAAGTGTAATGCCCCGAAAGATCCTCGAATCCGTCAAATCCAAGCACCATTCCTGTTAAGTTACATTGGGGATCAAAATCTGCGAGTACGACTTTCTTACCAAGGCTTGCTAGCATCCACCCTAAATTAAAGGCTGTTGTTGTTTTACTTACTCCACCTTTGTGGTTAAAAAGACAAACTACCTTAGCCATAACTGATCCTATTGAGAAAATATTTCTTATGAAATGGGAATATTAAATTACTCTAATTCAACTCGAAAAGTAATGGTAAATCAGAAAATGCCGGAAATAAATGGTCGCCACTTTATCGCCATTAATTCATTGTTTTTTCTTCAAGTTAATGATATTGAAGGATAAAATTAAATCAAATTAGTATTCGGTCTTTTTTTTACTATTTGATTTATAAAGATAATTTTATCATCTCCCTAAATCCTAAATCCTAAATCCTAAATCCTAAATCCTAAATCCTAAATCCTAAATCCGGTCTATATCTCCGTCCACTCGGTACCGCGGCTATCAGGATAAACGTTCGTCATTTTCATCGATTTATGCCCCAATGGTTTCTGAGCAAATTCCGCGCCGTATTCCCGCTCGTAAAGCCGGGAAGCAAGACTGCGGGCTTTTGCTCTGTGATACACCGCTTTTTTACCGCGCGCCAGAATGCTTGGGTAATGCTATCCGCTCGAAGCGTGCCGGGCTGCCAGCCGGTTTTTCTGCTGGCAGAACTGAGAATGAACTCAGTATTATTATTCTGCAAACTAAAATTATATATAGGGGATCTGCTGAGTAACAAGAAGAGAATAAATCATAATAATAGTTATCATTCCTATTTCATGGATATCAGTATCATGAAGTGAGCTAATGTCTGCTGAAATTTTCAGAATTAAGGTTATGCTAATAATTCTTTTGTATGATTCAGACTATGGGTAAATATGCTAAGAGCTCATTAATGAAATTGCGAGTCTGGAGTCTGTTACCCCATGAATATGCTACTTTTTTTTCGTATTCTTCACACCATGGTGGCATTTTTAATACTGTCGGAAATTATTAACGCTAATCTGACAGAGACCGAAGCAATTGCTGAACATAGTCTTGAAGGGGTTATAACCTGGATGCACATTATTTAA